CGAGCTCTGGGAACTTCACGCCGCCTTCCTTGTACTCTGGCTTCTGCTTGATCACGAAGAACGGACCGAGGACTTCCATGAAGTCGTTGTTGATCGTGTTCTTGAACGCCGAGTCTTCCTTCGTACCGGACGAGATGTACAGGGCCTTCGCATCCTCTTGACGGCTCTTCATGTCTGGCGACTCAGCCAGATCGACGAGCGCCTTCAGGTACTCGGCTTGCGGCTCAGGGATGTCGGAGTGCTTGTCGATCAGACGCTTCACTTCAGCGGCGTACTTCGCGATGAACTTCGGACCGAACAGGCCGAGCTTGTCTGGCTTCAGATCGGTACCGACGGTGCGTTCCATCTTGAACGGCTTGTCGATGTCGGTGAGCTTCATTCGGTACTCACCATCCCCGATTCGAACGCGGAGCTTCGCCGAGTACTCGTCAGAGGAGAGCACCTTGATCTTGTCGCCCTTCTTCACCGTCTTCTTCACTGGCTTGTCGAACGCATCGTACAGCTCAGCATCGTTCTTTGCGAGCGTCTCAACGTCGCCGGACGAGAAGTACTTCTCCCACTTCGCCTTACCGGACGAAGCTTCAAGTAGGAATGTCTTGAACGTGATCATGCTGGTTGCTTCTGAATGAAGTACATCGGGTTAGTGCCACTCTGTGAGACTTGCGCGATTCGGGCTGTAGCTGTCTTGAACACTGCGACGCTGAGCTTGCCAGCAGCAGTCGATACGAACTCGTGTTGCTCTTCCTTGGCACGATCAAGAATCGAATCATCGAAGTCCTCGACCTTCTGAGCGTCTGGACCAAGGAGCTGCTTCACGATCTTGATCGCAGCTTCAATGGCTGACTCGGCGAGGAACTGCTTGAACGTGATCATTTGCTGTGGTCCTTCTTTGACCAGAACGCTTTACCAAGAGCGGTCTGCTTTCCCGATGGGGTGATTGTATTCCCGAGCTCTCGGGCGAACTTGTAAAGCTCAGTGGCAAACCCTCGGCGACGGAACTGCTTGTCGATGTTCAGATCAAGAGCTTCAAGATCCTCGCCGTTCTTCACGAAGTTCACCCAACCAAGTTGAGTGCCGCGCATCGTCTGAACTTCGATTCGGAACTGTTCGCTCTGCTTCTGATCGATCTTCACGTACCCTGGTTTCGCCACCAGCTTGTACTTACCATCAGGCAGCTCTTTTGTCTGCTCAAAACCAGGCTTGAACACCTTCTCGTTCACGGTCTCGAACAGCTCTTGAACCTTCACATCAGCCCTTTCGCATCTCAGCGTCAACGGCAAGCATCTTCATGATGTCCTCGCGAGAGGCAACGACAGCGCCGTTCGTCTTGTTGTTCGTGAACGGCACGAACTGAGCTGTCTTCTTCCGATCACCCTTGACCTTCGCCCGGACCGACGCAGCATTCAGCGCGATGTTCAGGTAGTTCGCAGCGACTTCGGCATTCCGAGCTGCGTACCGTGGCTCGATCACCTCCATGTACGCTGTCTGATTGTTGAACGCGTCGATCGCAGCCGTGTACACCGTGTCGATCTTCTCATCGATCTCGATGTCCTCAGCGTCCTTCTCGGGTGGAGCCTGTTCGTCGCCAAGCGTGGCGAGCGTGCCCTCGGTGGTCGGGATGTACTCGCCATCCTCTTCCATGTCCATCGGCAACGTGTTGAACAGGTCGTCCAACGGGTTCGTGATCTTCTTCGTCAACAGGCTCATACGGAACTCCCCATTTGCTTCTTCGCCTTCTGCTTGAACATCGTGCGCTCAGTGAGCACACGGAATGTGGCGCCATTCCGACTTGCGTACTCGGCTGCGTACTTCCACTTTGCTTGATTGATCACGAAGGCCTGCTGGTCGTGTGGCGTCGCACGTGGCGTCAGCACCGACTCTTTGTATGGTTTGATTTCGATGATCTCTTTCTTCACCTGTCCTGAGGTGTCGATGTACATCACGATCATGTCTGGGAAGTACCGGTGCATTCGTCCGTCGAGCGGGTGAACGTACGGGATCGCGAGCTCTTCAGCACCCCAACGCAGCACAGCGTTGTTCGTGTCGAGCCACTTCATGAACGCGAGCTCCCAGCTCGAACGGAAGAAGATGTTCCCGACACGCCCAACGTACTTCGCTGGGTTCTTCGGAATGAAACGTCCTTTGCCAGCCATTATGCACCCCCACCACGAACATCACCAGTGGTTGGTGCCGATGTAACACCAGCCACAACTTGTCCGCCACCATTCGAGTCAGCGACTGTCGTTGTGCGAGCGAATGGGTTCGAGAAAGAGCTAATCGCTCCGCCAATCTTGTCACGCGATGCTCCGCTGACGAGACCGCCAATCGGTCCAGAGAGCTGTGTTGTCAGCTGACCAGCAAGTGCCTGCCCAAGACGACTGTTCCCAGCAACACCCTTCACGGCCTTGCCAATCAAGTCAGACGAGATCTGCTGAGCACCCTTGCCAAGGATGCCGCCGAGTGCCTTAGAAAGTGGGCCGTCACCGCCAGCAGCACTGCCGCCGCCACCCACGATCGGCGTGATGTCCATCGGGGCACCCTTCGCGCCAGGGGCAACAACACCGAACTTCGTCTCGTCGTACGCGGCGGTGTTCGCACCGTTGATCACACCAACGTTCACCATCTCCATCCAGTCGTAGTCGAACATCATCGTCATCATCGAGACATCGTTCGCTTCGTGACTGAGCTCGTCGAAGTCGAACGACACAACTCGTGGGTTCATGAAGTCGAACGAGACCATGCGCGCCGAGTTAGCCATCGTCTCTTGCGGGTTCACGAAGATCTGCTTCACTCGAATGTACTCGAGGACATTCCCGAAGTTACTGTTCACTGTGCCGCGGTGCGCGGTGTCGTTCTTGTTCCGTGAGAATGACATGCCGGACCCGATGATCGGTCGCGGACCAACTGCTGGTTCAGGTTTTGCGAGTGTCCGATCGCGCTTGAATTGTTCGGCGGTGATCGGCGAATGAACAGCCATCATCATTCGAACGAACTCGAACACTCGGTTCCCGGTGTCGTCCATGAACACGATCGTGAGATCGCGGTGACGGATCTTCTTCAGAGCCTTCGTTCTGAAGTTGTACATGTTCAGATCTTCTTCGTACTCGAAGTCAACCTTCGGACGATCGACACTCTTCACCATGAACTTGAATTCGTTTCCGGCCGTCGTACCAAGACCCTTCTGAATCGCGATCGCTTCTGGCGTGAACTTGAATTCGACTTGGAACAGGAACTTCAGCTTCGGTCGGAAGTTCGTCGCTCCGGCCAGAGCGGCAGCGTACGATGTCGCGTACCAAGATCCATCCTTACGATCGGCAGCCTTGTTCGGATCTTGCTTCAGGCCTGGGACGATCTTCCCGATGCCATCCTTCATGAAGTCTTCGACCGCCGTCCCGAAGACCTCGGTGCCCGACTTCTCAAGCTGGACCTGTGTATCGCTCAGCAGACTTTTGACGGTGAATGGCATTCGAATCCTCGTGCTAGATGAACCTATTTACGAGTACCTAGACAACACAGGATTCTTGAAGTCTGGATCTAGGAGCTGGCAGCGGTTCCCGCAGTACTTCGCATACGGTTGATTGAAGCGAAAGAACGAGACATACCCTGAACAAGTCTTACAGACTGGTCGCTTTCTCAATTTCATCACGTACGCGTTGATCAACTCAACTGGGTCATCGCCGAACTCTGGATTCTGAATAGCTTCGCGAATGAAGTTCCATTTTGCAGTGTTCATCGCGGCGACACGATTCAGGAGACCTTCTCGGCCCTTCCTCTTCTCAGGGTTTGCTAGGTGCCGCGTGATGTTCTTGTTCAGGTGACCTTCTTTGGTGAGCAAGATCTCAAGGATCTGCTTTCGAGTAAGCTTGAAGTTCTTCAGCTCTTCTTCAAGCTGTTCGCGCATCTTCAATCGATCGCGAGTCCAACGAGCAGTGCCAGTGGTTGAGAGCTTTTCTTTTGTAGTTGGCTGTACTTCGAATGCCGGAAAATTACCTTCTCCGCCGATTCGAAGATTCATACACTCTTGCTTTGCCACCTCTTCTTTAGTGACCAGCGACTCTTCAAGAGCTGAAAGTTCTTTACGTGATTTCGCATAGCCGATGATCTCGCGCTTGTGATTCTCTTTGCCGTACTTAGCAATCGATTTCCAAAGCCGCTGCCCGCTCCCAAGATACCCGTCTTCGATCTTGTCGGTACTATGCATACCGATGTAGTAGTTACCTGTGATCGAACACGTTGTCTTGTAGACGAAGTGAAATGCTCGTTGATCAGCTCGCTGTTTCTTTTCGCTCATACTAAAATACCTCTAAAGTTGCCTCTAGAGGTATTTAGCGATTCCTGCTAAACTGTTCCTAGGTCAGTCAAGCGACGTTACCGCCGAGGGCTGTGCCGTAACCAGAACCAGATTCGATGTGACGAGCGTGGTCGAATCGGATCTGCATCGTGATCGTGGCAGCTTCAGAAGCCGCGTAATCGCGGTCACCGAAGTCAGAGCCAGTAATCATGGCACCTTCGAGGATCCAGGTCTGAACGACGCCTTCATTGCCATCAAGCTGCTCGATCTTCGCACCGAACTTGTAGTCGGAGCCAGTCGCAGCAGTATTCAGCCAGCGGCCGTCGAGGTCGACACCGATGATGCGTTGCTGAGTCTCGAGCTGAGCCTTCACAACAGTAGCGGCGAGACCAGTGATGTCGTCTTCAACCGTGACAGTGATTGGTTCCCACGAGTGCTTGCCGGCGATGTACGCTGTGCTGTTGTAACGGTGAAGGATCACTTCTTCGAACGTGAGGTTCGGCAGCGTGATGTTCGTGACCTGCATCGTCAGGTTCCGCGAGTTCGTACCTGGAACCAGCTGACCCATGTTCAGGAACGTGATGCGGAACTTGTTCTTCAGCCGTGGGTGCAGAATACCGGAGCCCGCGCCTGGAATGCCGAAGTTGCTGAGTGTTGCCATTGTTTTCTCTCCTGTGAGCTCAAAGGGCTGGAGCTAGTACATACGAACCTATTTATGCGGCAAGTCCGATTTCGGGGCACATCCTGAAAGGAGGGCTCTCTGATCCTGATCGTAGGTTGCGGGATCCACAGGTCTTGTTACAATCATCTCTACTCCTATTTACGAGGCCCTATGATCGTACTCCAAATCGTCGCTCACCCAGATCTCACTGGGAACTCGTTCACTGGGCAGATGGCTTCGCGGTTCCGTGAAGGTGCCGAAGCCGCTGGCCACGTCGTCGGTTGGTACAACCTGTACGAACCGGACACCGTCGAGATCAACCACCAGCAGTACATCTCCGAAGCTGATCACATCTGCTTCGCGTACCCAGTGTGGTGGGAAATGCCGCCGGCAATCCTTGTGAACTACCTACAAACGGTGTTCGTCAAGGGGTTCGCCTTCGATCTGGACGGTGATAGAATGAAGCCGAAGTTCGAAAAGCTGGCGACATGCCTCCTGAGCATGGGCCAGCGGAAGGACTACAACTCGACGAACATGAGCGAGGCGATGCGGTACTGTGGGATGCACCCGCTGTTCATCGTCGCCGACAACGTCGGACCTCGTCTGACACCTGAACTTGCGGAAGCATTCCTCGACCTGGCATATCGCACAGGCAATGAAATCTAAGGAGACAACATGACACTGAACTACCCGAATCTGACATCGATGTTCAAGGATCTGAACGAACGAGCGCTCGAAACCCCTGAGTACGTGGAGAACACGCGCATCGGCCGCGCTCACGAACTGATCGATGTCACCGTTCGCGTTCTGGACACGTCCGACTACGAACTCACCGATGCTCGCATCAACCGGATCTCGTACGCGTACGCCTCGACGTTCTGGGACTTCCTGATCGCCGGCGGCACCGATGCCGAAGCTGCGTTCAAGGACTACCCGGCTGTCGCTAAGTTCATCACGAAGCCGAAGAACCCGGATCTGCCGGCGAACTTCAACACGTTCTATGGCCCGCGGATCGCGAAGCAGCTCGGCGCTGTGCTGGCTGAACTGAAGCGCTCGCCGAACACCCGTCGTGCGACGCTGATGATCCTGAACGAGGACGACCTTCAGCTCCTGGACAAGGACGAGACCCTCGAGTTCCCGTGCACGATCGCGTACCACTTGACGCGCCGGAACGGCAAGCTCATTCTGAGCACCGTGATGCGTTCGCAGAACCTTGCGATCGTCCTTCAGCTCGACATCTACCTCCAAATGCGTCTGCTGCACCTCGTGGCAAGCGAACTCGGCGTGGACGTCAAGGACTGCGAGTACCACTGCCACATGATCAACGGCCACGTGTTCGACCGTGACTTCGACTACGTCCGGAACTTCCTGGCATGAACGTCCTCTGGATTCCGATCTTCTCGATGCGGTCGTACGAGACCGGCGAGTACGCGATCCTGAAGGACGGGAACTTCCAGCTCACAATGGCGCGTGTGCTCGCATCGAACTTCAAGTCGATCACGATCACTGTGCCTGAAGAGAGCTCGGACTTCGATGCGCTCGTTCAGCGATTCAAGGATCGCACGAACATCAAGTTCATTCAGGTCCCGTACGGCGCGAACGCAGTCGAGACACGTGAGCAGTTCTGGCGAATGAACTACGCCTGGATCTGCGCGCAATACGAGATCGAAGGGAACTGGGATGTTCTGATCACGGACATCACTGGGTACGGCGGTGCGAAGCCGGTCGTGTACAACTTCAACATCACGAAGCTGCCAGAGCTGAATCGACCGTACATCGATCGGTTCTTCGATCTTGATCTCGAATCGATCGAGCAGTCGCTGTTCACGACGGTGCTGAACCCGCGACAGCGTGAGTTCATCCTCGAGGTTCGTCCTGATCTTCACGACAAGGTGATCGTGAACACGATGTGCGCGCACGCTGAACTGCTGCCGCTGTTCGAAAAGCAGAAGCCGGCTGAGAACCTGATCTTCTGGCCGTTCCGAATCTCGGACAAGGCGTACGAATGGGAACAGTTCCTCGCGGCGTTCGAAGATCAAGGTCTTCACGAAGACGGGTACGTGGTTCTGTGTACCGATCCGAACGACACTCTCGAATGCGATAAGTCGTTCGTGATGTCAAAGAAGCTGACGAAGGCCGAGTACTATCAGATGTTGTCGGCTCGTCCGATCATCGTGATGCTCGACGACATTGACACGGTCCTTCATCCGGGTACGATCGAGTTCTTCTACTACCGTTGCCCGGTGATCACGTACTCATCCGAGCTCGTTCCGAACCTGAACACCATTCCCGATCTTAGATGGCTCCGAAAGGCGATCGAAGATCTGGAGTACAATGACGTAGGGATCGCTCGGTTCGTGTATCAAACCAGCGACGTCGACCAGTTCTACAACGAGGAGTTCATCAGTGTCCGTTCGTACTAGGTTCATCGTCTTTGACGGCATGGATAACTGCGGCAAGTCGACCTTGCTGCGTGACATCGCTCGTGACTTCGCACCAACAGCGAAGGAGATCAAGTTCCCGAAGACGATGCCGTCGGGCACGCTCCTTCGCATGAACACCGAGAAGGACTTCGAGATCCTGTTCACGATGTTCGAGCTGCTCGATTCATCGAAGACGTATCTCATGGATCGATTCATCGTGAGCAACCTCGTGTACGACAAGGTTCTGCGCGGTGAAGACGTTGTTCTGTCACATCACTACCACGCCGAGTTCAAGCGTCGATTCGATGTAAAGGAAGTGTTCGTGACACGTCCGTACATCAGTGAAGCATTCATCGACGATCGAATCAAGCTCACGAAGGATCAGTTCAACGCTGGCATCGAAGAGTACAAGAAGTACGGACCGAATCATCAGATCCTGCTTCGTGACTCGAACAACAATCCGACGACACCGACTTCCACACGAGCTGCCTTGTACGACGAGTGCGCGAACTTCATCCAACATCGCTGAAATACAGCATTAGGTGCTGAATAAGGAATGGGACCCAATGGGTCCCATTTTGCTTTACATCTGCTTCCCGTCGACGTACAGCTTCGACACCGGGTTCTTCACGAGTCGTTCTGACTTCTCGGCGAACACACCTTGCTTCACTTCGTCAGCCATGTCCTTCGTGACGTCGCGTGAGCGCATCCCGCCTGACAGGAAGAAGTGAACCGGCATCTCTTGATCGCCGTTCACACGGCGAGCCATCCGCATTCTGCCACGACCTTCGTGACCGGTGATCTTCGGCATCGTCTTCCCGTCTTCATCGAACTTGATGTACAGGAACGGGATCCCGATCGCGTACCCTTGCTCAACGAAGTTCTCAAGATCCTTCGAGGTCTCCTCTTGCTGACCTTCGTCATCGAGGGCGAGCGACATGAACGTGCTCGGCTTCATGAACCCGATGAACCCCATGTAGTTCACGTTCGCATTGTTCGGCACGGAGCCGAAGCCCTTCGTCGCCGAGTACGTGATCTTCCCAACCTTGTAGTCCTCTTCGGCTACGGCCGGCGACCACGCTGGAGCGTTCTCGATCTTCTTCGCGTAGATCTCGCGCTCAGCTTCCTTCAGGAACTGCTTGAACGTGATCACTTCGCCTCCGCGTACTTCCCGAGCTTCTCTTTCTGAGCGATCGCATCGACTTCGCGTTCCTTCTCGTACGCGGCTTGTCGCTGTGTCAGACCGTTCCACTTCGAACGACCATCAACGCGGACCACGTACTGGTACCCGTCGTCACCGCCTTCTTGGCGGTACGTGACGCGACCCCATGTGCCCTTGCCGTACAGCTTCGCCTTCTCAGCCATGTCGCCCTTGCGCAGCTCAGCATTGAACTTGCTGGCTTCGGCCTTCCGCTTCGGCGCTTCGGCCTTGTGCTTCGCAAGCGCCTTCACTTCCTTCTGGACCTTCACCACGGCAGCATCGGCAGCGGCCTTCACGGTCGCTTCATCGGCACCGAAGAACACGAGACCTTGTGGACGAGAACTGAACAGCTTGCCACCATCGTTCTTCTCGACTGTCTTGCCGGACTTCATCTTCACGGTGACGCCCTTCTTGGTGCTCAGCGATTTCCAAGCCCAGTACACTGCGCCGATGATCGGACCGCTCTTGGCAGAGGCGCTCACGACGAACCCATCACCAGACGGCGAGACCGTCAGAGTGCCGAGCGCTTGTTCTTCAAAGAGTTCTGAGACCTTCATTGTATCTCCAGGTGTTTCAGATACTTATGCGAAAATAGGGCCCGAAGGCCCTATCGACGAGTTTGCTGTCGTCTTAGATCGAAGCTGAGGTCGACACCACGCGGATTGGGATGTAGATGAATTCAGCAGCACGCGTTGGCTTGATCGCGACGTCCAGGATGAGCTGGTTGTTGTCGATCACGGTCGGCGTGTTGTTCGTCGCATCGCAGTACGTAGCGAAGTCCATCAGACCGCGCTTCACCATCATGTCGTTCAGCAGGCCATCGGCTGCCGACTTCAGGTTGTCACGAGTGATCTGGTCATTCGGTTCGAACACGAATGGCATAGCACCCTTGCGAAGCACGCGGCGGAGGTACATCACGCCACGAACGACGTTGATGCGGTCCATTGCCGACGTTGCTGGGCTGGAAGTCTTCTGACCCCAGATCAGGATACCACGGCCTGGGAAGAACGTGATCGGGTTGATGTTCCGTGGCGAGTCGTACATGTTGTCGCGCTGACC